TATTGGATTGCTTTATCTAGGTCATCGTCTGCACCCAAGGCATCTTGAAAATCGTCATCTCCAACGCCATAGTCTGCCATTAAGTCTACAAATTTTTCAGCGATTACTTCGATAGGTTGTTTTCTATCCATGTACTCTCTAAAAAATTGCCAAATTTCAACTAATTGACTTCCTTCTATCATTTATGCCTCATCTACGTTAACGGTTTCTTTTTCTTCTACAGAATCAGGAATACTATTGAACTCATTCATAATATTGTCTAATGGTTCTCCACCACTTTCCCATACTTTACGATATTCTTTAGTTTCTGTTCCTTTAGAATCAACATATTTAAGTCTGTTTCCTTCTTTAACTAATATACCTTTCTTTTCAAAAAGATCAACAAGTCCTGAATAAGGATTCATTCCTGTTTCATATGGAATTTTAACTTGTACACCCTCGAAAGGTTTAGCATATCTAGTTTTCATCACTTTACAACCAGCTCTGATTCCTTTGACTTCGCTAATTTTATTACCATCTGCGTCTTCTTTCAGTTTTAATTTTTTCATTGCAACCACAATTGAAGATGCATAGATAAATCCTTGTCCACCTGATATTTTATCATCTGGATCAAACATGTCTTGCGATGCATATGTGTGGTTAGTACATACAAGTCCTACATTGTGTGAACCAATCATGTTAACTGTGTTTCTAACAAGTGATGTAAGTGCTTTAGGTTTTCTACCCATGTCGCCCTTCATGTCACCTTTTTGAAACTGATCAACATCAGTTGGAGTCAACAACATACCTAACGAATCAATCACAAACAATACTTTTGGTCTGTCTTCTTCATTCATTGCTCTGTAGTCATCCATAAATGTTGATACTGTTTTAGCAACATCATCTATCATGCTCATATTAAGTTTTAATAGTTTCTTTTCATCAGTATCCACTTCCAATGCTTTTAACCATGTTTCGTCAAGTGCGTTCTCTGAATCAATCAACACAACAAATATGCCTTGTTCTTGTGCGTGTTTTACAATGTTACCTGCACAAATGTATGACTTGCCTGCTCCTGATTCGCCTGCAAACACAGTTACTTTTCCTAATGGAATACCTTTATTAAAATCACCACTGACCAAATAGTTCAGTGCGAAGTTACCTGTAGAGATCCAATCTGTTGGATCATTAAATCCACTGCTCATTCCTGTAATGGATTTTGTTAAAGTTTTTCTAAACTTACTAACGTCAAATGCTTTTACCATAATTTTTTACCTTTAAGTTGTGTGGGGAGTTGCCTCCCCACAATGTGCTTATTATTATTTTTGTTGTCTTGCTCTGATCATTGCTAAGATGTCCTCTGCTTTTCCGCTTGATTCAGCAGTTGGCTTTGGTGCTTCTTGCGTTGTTTCAGCAACTGGTTCTGCTTTCACTTCAGCCGCTGGTGCTGGAGTTTCTGCTTTCGGAGTTACTGGATCACCAGTTCTTGATGACAAGCCTGCGGGTCTAAAGTATTGACCAAATTTATCTTGATCATATGCTTCACCGTCAACAGATGCTTCAAACATCTCCTTCATAACCTTAACTTCAACTTCGCTAGGTTTTTTCGGAAGGAAATCATTAAGATTGAAAAGAGTGTTGCTTTCAATCGCTTTGTTTTCATCTTCTGTTAAAGGTCTTGATTTTCTAGACCATGTTGATGTTGAATAATCAGCATATCCACCTTTGGATGTTTTGATAATTCTAAAATCAACACCACTTGTTGAATCAGTTGGAAGATCTTCCATATCTGGATCCATCAATGCTCCTTTAATTATTTGGAATATTTGTGGACCAATTATGAATCTTCTAATTGGATTCTCTGGAGTTGATTCTTCTCCGATTGGATCGTCTTTCACAAAACCTTGGAAAATATAACTTCTTTTCTTCCAATATTTTCTTCCTAAATCTTCTAATTTAGGATCTTTGAACCATCCTCTTACTTCGGATAAGATTGAACAAGACTCGCCGTACATTTCCATACATGGAACTTGTACTTGCACTGGTCTTGAATCTGTTTCACCTTTGATTCCTGCGAAAGGTAATTTAATCATTAACCTTTCTTTCCAGAAAAAAGTGTTTTCTTTATCGCCATCTGGCAAGAAACGAACAGTTGCCTGCTCTCCTTCTTTTAGATTCCAAAATGGGTAAATGGCGTTGTCTCCGCCTGTTCTTGAATTAGAGCCTCCTGATTTAGATTCTTGTTCTTTCAGTTTTGCTCTGATCTCTTGTAGTGTTGCCATAATTTAAGCCTCCTTTATTGCCTGTTGTTATTATATTATGTGCCTTTAAAATATTAGTATAGCACAAGACAAACATAATGTCAAATATATACTAATATTACTATTTAGTCAACCGGAAATGGTAAAGTTAATTATTGAACGCCTGCTAATTTTTTGATTTTGGCAATTTCTGGATCTTTGTTTGCCATTAAGTTTTGAATTGTTTCCTGAGCAGTGCTCACAGCACCGTCGCCAAATTTCTTTTCTACTGACGTTAATACTGCTGTTTCACCTTTAGGAAATTGATTTGATGTGTAGTCAAAGAAACTCTTAACGAACTCTTCTACAGTTGATTCTTTGTCTGTAAATGCTTTCTCGTCTTGGTCTTCTGCACCCATCTTTGATTTCATGCGATCTGATTCAAAGTCGTAATCTTCTTGTGCGGCTTTTAGTGCTTCTTCGTGTTCTGCACCACCTGGCTTAATCATTTCATCTGCTGTATCGTCGTCAATTTTATGATTGCCATCGTATGTGTATTCACCTTTTAAACTGTTAGGGTCAACTTTGCCGTTGATTGCTTTATAATGAATTGTACCATAAGCCGTTTCACCATCATCACCTGATAATTCATAATCCATTGAACCTTCGTAATCTGTTTCGTTTTCGTTTTTAATTTCTGAATCACTTGATTTTAATTTGTCGAAATTTTTTCTTAGATATTCCATTGCGTCTTTGGCATTATTAAATTTTGTTACAGATTTTTCATCTTTGTTTAAAATATCATACACCATCTTACCATCATCACCCTTGTACATAGACACATAAGGTTTGATATCTTCGAATGTAATTTCTTCTTTTTTGTTTATTCCTGGATCTTGTTTCATGTCACCTGTTTCAATTTTTGAAACCAGTGTGGGATCTTTTTGTGAAATATAATCTAAAATCATTGGACGCATACAAGCATCTGAATCTTCATTTGCCGCTTTTTCAATTTGAGCATTTAATTCTTGATCATCAATTATACCTGCTAGACTTTCAATTCCATTTGTACCATTAACACCTACAGGAAAATGTTTTGCCATCAGTGTGTTTAATTTTTCTAGTGCTAAATTTTGTTCGTCTGCATCTTGTGAAAACAATCCGTTGTCTTCTCTTACAATATCGTCCATTGCTGATTCAAACTCATGAAAGTTATCCACAGTTTCAATCATACCACCTAATACTTTTTCAATTTCTTCTGGATTTGTATCTGTGTGTACAACGACACCTTGGAAGTTAGATGGATCAGGTTGAACATCTGCCGAAATTCCTGCTTTGGATAACATGTTTTGAACATTGTCTATATCCATGTCGCTGATTGGTTTTTCAGGATTAAAGTCTCCAATCAAATCATATTTTAAAGTTCTTGGTTCAATGCCGCCTTGATATCCATGTGCTTCAAATGATGTTGGTCCTAATTCTTCTATTGCTGTTCTTTCTGAAACCAGTTTGTAGATGTAAGGAAATACATCTTGTAGTTCTTCATTGAATGATTTGATCGTTAATTCATCTATCCATGATTTTTTAACATCTTCAGGAACTTCTGCTAATTCTGATTTGCTATAAGTTTCAAATGTTTCTTTGTAAGCATTTTGTTTTTGTAATTTTAAACAACTTGTTTTAATTTCTTCTATTCTTTCATCCACAACAGACTGATATTGTTTTAGGCCTTCTGCCATAACGTTTGATCTGTTCATGTAAGTTTTAAATTTTCTTAATTGATTTAATTCTGAACTCATTTCTGCAATGTGTTTGCCAAAGTCATCAAATGGATTTCCACCTTCTGATACGTGACGAGCCATTGCTCTTGCACCGTTTAAATGTTTAAACGGATATTTGAATCTTTCGCCTGCATTGCTTTCTATAAAAAGAGATTCTATTCTGTGAGTACGTCCACCGGCTACTGCTGGATTTACAGGTGCCGAATGTTTGATTACTAATCTCGCTTCACCTACAGTTTGAAAACTTGTCTTTGTTGTACCGTATAAATTTGATTCGCTCACTGTTTCTACCTCTTTCCCTTGTCCTAAAAAGTCATAATCTCTTTTTTCAAGATTGCTTTTTGTTATGTCTCTTGTGTCAAAACCAAGCACTCTTGCTTTGGCAAAACCTCTTAATTCTTTTAAAAAGTTGTACCAACTGTGTTTTAATGGTTCATCTGATTGTTCAACAAAGTCTTTGCTGTGCATTACAACCAAGCCATCTTCTTCACTAATGCTAATACTTACCTTTCCTAGTGCGTTTCCGCCCTCGTTGAAATCGAAGTCAAAAAACCTTGCTTCAGTGGGTTCAGTGGTTGCTTGTCCTCCTGAATCACCCAGTGTAACCTGTGGAAATTGCCCTCTGATCTTGTTAAAAAGGTCTTTTGCTATAACATTTAAGTTCATACAGTGTATTTATCTGTTAGTGGCTTACAAATATAGGCATTGGCATAACCTTATCTGCTGTGTCTTCGTCTGCTTGACTGAATGATGTGTAAATTTTTGGATCCCAATCTTTTAGCACACTTATTATACGCATAATCAACAAAGTAGCACTCACTAGGTCGTCTGTTTGACCAGATTTTGCTTTGAATGATGAACCCGAAGCAATAAAACTCTTCAATTCACTTATCAAAGGTTTACTGTATATTTTCAGTTTTTCTTTTTCAATCATGTTCTTTAATCTAGAACATGCAGTGATTTTTGTTTTGTGTGTGGTATTAAATCCTTTTCTAAACTTTCTTATATGACCTTTTCTGATTGGTTCTGAAACAAACAAGCCAGGAATAGAATCTTCTCCAAAATCATTTATAACCAACAATGCAGATTCGCCTATGGTATTGTTTTCCACGCTCCAATATATGTTTGAGCCTGATGATTTTGTTTCATCTTTTATGTAGTTGCAAATATCACGCATAATTCTTATTTGTTGTGGGATAGGAGTTGTGTTGTGTTTCCATTCTGCTACCTGTGTGTATGAAGGTAATTCAAACACTTGAATTGCCGCATTATCGCCGCCTGTTCCCATTGCTGGATCCAGTGCCACAACATATGTTGCATGAGCATCTAATTTTTTATACCAGCGTGTTTGTCCCATATTGAGTGTGGGTTCTTTTCCTTCCAATGTGGTCAACACGAGACTGTTTACTAGTGTTTCGTCGAAAACCAAAAACTCACACCCATATTCACGTCTGAATCTTTCTTCACCAATACGTCCTAGTT